CGGCGATACAATTAATAATTACAGTCAATGGGTTCCCGGATGGATTACTCCCAGCGACTTGTATATAACTACCGTCGTAATCATATGTTGGAAATGCGATCTCCGCCGCTATACTGCGCATAGCTGTTCTGTCTGTCTTGGTGTAACCGGCCATCTTAGCTATCGCAATCATTATTTCCAGAGATTGTTGAATCAAAATAGGATTCATTGTTTTGTCATAGTTTTTATAATCACCGGCTAAGAACTTCGGGAATCGCAATAAATGGGAAGCTAGCTGATCCCAGTCGGGTCCAAATGTGTTCATACCCACTGCAAGTTCGCAGGACAACCACCTGTTGTACATAAATCTAATTATTGGACTGTAGTATCTACGTGTTACACACATAAATGCTAAATCGCAACCACCGAAAATACGCATCTTGCCTTTGCTTTTCTTGAGGGGTTCATCTTTAATACACGCCTTGAAGATTGTATTCACTCTCTCACCTCTCCTCAACTTCGTGTCTAACGATTCTACTTCCTCCCAAATCTCGTCATTTAATGTGAAGTTATGAGAGACATACTCCGACGACTCCAACAACCTGCAATAGTTAATTTTCGGGCCGGGTAAGTGAGGACCACCGGATGTTTTCATATCGATGCGTGTAAGGCCATTCAGACCATCCCGGTTATTCACAATCATCTGCTTTGAATAGGGAAGTGTATCTTCTCTCAGTAATTCAGGAGCTTCAAACCACGCGGCTGTGTAGGTACAAAGTAAATTACCATATGCTTGAGAAAACGGAATAGGCCTAAAACAACCTTTTACTTCCGAAATGGCGGTTAAGTCTTTCTTCCATATATCTCCAATAGTAATCCCTTCTTCTCGCATGAACGTAGTGGTAGGAGGGTAATGAACTTGCACAAGACCTAGAGTTTTACATACAATATCTACTTTAGGATGAATGCGATACTGAGTCTTAAACTTCGCTGATTGTCCATGACTTCCCAAATAATCTATGTGCACTAAATTATTTACATCGATTCGGTGTAGGGCGTGGCGCTCATGAGGATTTGATTCAGACACTAATCTACTACCGTATGGACTCGGTAGTATATCATGCCCACATATGAGTGCGGTGTGTGGGAAATTACACATGGCTTTCGTGCGTAATTCCATTGGAGATATATAAGATCCACCTCCTTCTGTAGTCGATTTAACAACATTTTCACCACTAAGGTGGAAAGCCAAAACAGTAGTCCCGCCCTCGTCTACAATAGGACTCATACAATAACCTTGCACTGTACCTCCTCTCACGCGATACATATAGCCACTATATTGTTGAATGTACGACTCTCGTCCCTTGTCATCGACAGACTTACCACCTTTAATCGATTCTTTATAGACAATTTCCTCTACAACTGCACTTCGCAGTGATCCATCTACAAATTTTGTAAAAATGGTTCCTGCTTTAGCCGCCAACACACGGTCAGTAGCGATGTAATCAATCATCGAGGGAACGGTACCATAAGAGGGAATATTCAATATAGCTAGATCGTGCTCAGGCATACGAAATAAGTTATTCTCGTCAAAGGCTTCAGTAGTGCTCTTACCCACCTGCTTATCACTTTTAGTTAATAAAATTATTTGAGTGTAATCTATACTAGCCGAAAACGAATGGTTCGGTACAAGCCATAAAGTTCCGAATAATGGGTATGCATTAGTAACAGAAGCCTTCATTTGTCCATCCTTGTAATAAATGGCCTGTAAACTACCAAGACATCGCTCTAATTTCATTCTAAATTGCGTTGATGTAGAACTATGAGATTGCGTAGATCGCGGGATTTCCTCCAAGACGAGGGACTTGAAACCCCCGTCAGTGGGTAGTAGGCGCGGTGTAATGTGTCCGTACTCAATATTTTCTTCACCACGCTCGGGTGATACCTCAG